ATGTCTTTGCTGAATTTCTTGTCAAAGCTGCAAAATCCTGCACAAGGAAGGAAAGACGGGGGACGACGCAACGGAGCGACAGGAGCGTTCACAAAAAATTTACAAGAAATTCAGCAAAGACATGCAGAAAGGAGAGACGAATAAAGTGAGCTGCTATAAGCCGTTGATACGGATATACAGCCCAGAAAACAGAGAAATCAGCGGGCAGGTGTATTCACTTGCCCGCTTTTCTGAAAGAGTGGGCAAAAAATTAAAATATGAAGATTTGATGTATGAACCAAAGGTTATGTTAATACCTTGTGGGCAATGCATCGGATGCAGGATTCAACAAAGAGAAGATTGGACAACAAGAATTGAACTAGAGGCCAGACAATGGCCAAAAGAACAGGTCTGGTTTATCACATTAACATATGATGATGACCACGTACCGGGAATGATTCTTAGTACAGGCGAAATCATGAGAAAAGTGCAGTATGTTTGGAAACCAGGAAAAAAAACACCGGAAAGCGTGCAAACACTACTATACACAGACGTGCAAAAATTCTTAAAAAGACTCAGAAAAACATACAAAACAAAATTAAGATATTTCTGTGCGGGAGAATACGGAGAGCAAACAGCAAGGCCACACTACCATATGATACTATACGGATGGGAACCAACAGACCTAAAGCAACTATACAAAATTCACCATAACGGATACTTTACTTCAGAAACACTTTGTAAAATTTGGGGCAATGGAAATGTACAAATTGCACAAGCAACACCGGAAACATACAGGTATGTTGCCGGATACGTAACGAAAAAAATGTACGAAATTGACGGCAAAAAAGCAAACGCATACTATGAACTAGGACAGCAAAAACCATTCGCGTGTATGTCACTTAAGCCGGGGCTAGGAGATGCCTACTATCAAGAGCACAAAGAAGAGATCTGGAGACAAGGCTACATTCAATGTACCAATGGCAAACAGGCGCAAATACCGCGATATTATGAAAAGATGATGGAAAAAGAAAGCCCGGAAAGGCTGTGGAGAATCAAGCAAAATAGGCAAAGAAAAGCAATCGAGCAAAAAAGATTGCAATCTGAAGGCAAAGACTATAAAACACAGCTGGAAACAAAAGAACGAGTTACCAAAAAACAAACGAAAAAACGCGGTATGCTCTAATTGGTGTCACCAAGCCCAGTACCTATCAAGTAGGGTACTGGCCTTCTCTTCCGTTTGGTTTCTCAAAGAGACACCGAAAAATGATTTAAAAACCACATTATAATCTATTCAATTAATCTATTCAATCAAGGGGTTGACCGCTCACGGTCAACCCCTTGCGACAGCGCCCCAATCATGGGGCTGTCGCTATCGATAGATGCTAATGTATCGCGCGCACATGCGCACGCGTAGACGCGCGCACATGCGCACGCGTATTTATAATATTAACTTGTTGTAGCCGTAGTAGTAGAGTAAGTGGAAAAGTTGAAAACAGATAATTTTGAACATTAGAACGTTAAAAAACAGTAAAAGCAAACGTTGAAAGATTTGTTGAAAAAATGTTAAAATGTTAAAACACTCTGTTATGCTAAAGTTTAACAATGTGGAAATGTTGAAAAGTCTGTGGAAAATGTTAAAAACGCCTGCCGCGGGCATCTGTTTGCTTTGCCAAAATTTTTTACAAAAAATCTTGACAAAGCGAACAGAAAAAAATAAAATACAAACAAGAGGTGGTCAAAAATGAGTACAGCAATCCTAAACCAAACAAACAATGACCGATTAACACAACACTTCAAAGCAGAAGAGTTTAGATGCAAAGACGGAACAAAAGAATTTTTGTGGGCACCTGAACTGCTTGCAGTCTTAGAAACAATCAGAAACCACTTTAAAGAACCAATAATCATCAATTCAGGATACAGAACAGCAACGTGGAACACAAAAGTGGGCGGTGCAAAAAACAGCTATCACATGAAAGGCATGGCAGCCGACATTGTAGTAAAAAATCACAATAGCAAAGAGGTGGCAGAATATGCGAGCAAGGTGCTCGGCGAATTAGGCGGAGTCATCAGGTACAGTAATTTTGTACACATAGACGTAAGAGAAAGCAAATACAGAAAGGGGGTGTAAAAAATGGCACTTATCAGTATCAAGGACGTCAAAGAAGCGATCAAAATTATGATGAGCATTCTTGAAAAGCTGGACGAGATTTATCATGCCCTGCACGACCAGCAGAACGAAAAGGAGTAAACAAAGATGATTGCAAAATCGTGGAACGTAAGAGACCAGACCGAAAAAGACCTAGCTGAACTGCTTGAAAAAAAATACAAAGAGATAGAGAACGATTACAAGCTCCTGCGAAAAATCAGCGAGATTGAGACCGCAAAAAAGATGATCGATGAAATCTGGCAGTGCAAAAGCTTTACCAACGCCATCGAGCTGGAGCTTATCAGAAGGGGGTTCTACAATGGCACGACATCGTAAAGTCATGCGCGGCGCAAAAGACAAGCGAATGTTTAACGTGACCGCGCGAAAAACGAAAAGTATCAACCTGAGCCAAAAGCCAATGCGCGGCGGCATCCGGCTGTAAGAAAAAAGGAGAAAAACAATGGAACACATCTATTATGGCATCTGGGATAACGTAGCAAAATGCTACGCATGGATTGGTGAAAGCAAAAATGACCAGACGTTTGCACGCATGTGCAACGTAATGCAGAAGGATGAAAAAACCTTTATCGGCCAGTCACCGCAGGACTACACCGGGTACAAGCTGGCAGTGTTCAACGACGAAAACGGAGAATTCACCAACTGCAAAGAAAAAGCGTGGGAGGGTAAACCGAATGAATAAAAGGTATGAAGAAGGGCGAAAGCCCTTCTTTTCTGAATCAGGAGAAACACGGCGAAAGCAGTACGTTTGGGCGAAAAACAAGAAAAACGAAGAATATCTGCAGGAAACCGAAAGCATTGACATCCAAGCCGAAATTGAAAGTTATGCAGATGAATGCGACATCAAAAACATTGTCAGAAAAGCAAGCTTTGACCCGCAGTTTATGCAAAGCCTCTCACAGGGAGCACTGGACGGTACAGAGATGGATATTACTGAATGGCCGCAGAACGTCCACGAGTATCACCGAATGATTGCAACGGCACAAGCAAATGCAATCGCACTACAGAAGATGCAGAAAGAAGAGACAAAAGAAACACCAAAGGAAGGAGAGATGAAGAGTGAATCGGAATAATGAACGACACTTTAACCAGATTCCGCAGATGAAAGCAAGCCGAACACGATTCAATCGAGACCAGACGATTTTGACAACGTTCGACGCAGGCAGACTCATCCCGTTTTACGTGGACGAAGTACTACCGGGCGACACTTTCAGCGTAGATACAGCGGCAATTATCCGCATGACAACGCCAAAATATCCAGTAATGGACGATAGTTTTATCGATTTCTACTATTTCTTCTGTCCGAACCGCATTCTGTGGGACAATTTTAAGCACTTCATGGGCGAAGTGGAGGAAACGCCGTGGATGCCTACAAAAACGTATGCTGTACCGCAAATCAAAATAAACGGAAATGAAACGTTTCCAATGCCAAATGAAAAATCGATACTGGACTATATGGGAGTACCTACAAAAGTAAAGAAACCGTTCAGCATCAATGCACTGCCTATCAGAGCATACGTTAAAATCTGGAACGAATATTTTAGGGATGAAAACGTTGGAAACGCAGCAACAATCAAAACAGATGATGAAGATGTGAACTATGCAATGACTGAAACCCCAACCGGGGAAGAAATAATGGCAAAAACATTAAATGAAGCAGTATTAGGAGGTACACCGCTACCAGTAAACAAATTCCACGACTACTTCACAAGTTGCCTACCTTATCCACAGAGAGGACCAGACGTGACAATTCCGTTAAGCGGATTGTATCCGGTAGAACTAAGAGATATAGCCGGACGAAACCCACAGGGCACAATCTTCATGAACGGTAGTTCAATGGCAACAGGTTCAATCGACGGCGGCGGCGGTGGTGCGGCGACAGTAACAGGTGCAACAACATCAGGCGGAGCACAAGTAAAACAAGGCAATCTCTACGTAAATCTCGAAGGAGACCCAACAGCAACGGGAGCACAAGCGACTATCAACCAACTGAGACAGGCCATCAGCGTACAGCAGTACTACGAGGCGCTAGCCAGAGGTGGCTCACGGTACAGAGAGCAAGTAGCGGCAATCTGGGATGTCATCATTTCGGATAAAACTGTACAAGTGCCCGAATATCTGGGTGGTGGACGCTATCACGTCAACATCAACCAAATCATACAGACCAGCGGCCAGCAGACAAGCAACGACACGCCTATTGGTGAAACGGGAGCGATGTCTGTTACACCTATCAACGAAAGTTCTTTCACAAAAAGTTTTGAAGAACACGGGTTTGTAATTGGTGTATGTTGCGTAAGACATAACAGAAGCTATCAACAGGGTCTTGAACGTTTCTGGAGCCGAAAGGACAGACTAGACTACTACGTGCCACAGTTCGCAAATCTGGGTGAACAGCCGGTAAAAAAGAAGGAAATCATGCTCACCGGCGATACAACCGATGATGATACATTCGGCTATCAGGAAGCATGGGCAGACTACCGGATGAAGCCGAACAGAGTAAGCGGCTTAATGCGAAGCAACGCAACGGGAACACTCGATTTTTGGCACTACGCAGACAATTACTCAAAGGTGCCCACACTGTCGCAAGAATGGATGGCTGAAGGAAAAGCGGAAATCGCAAGAACATTAATCGTAGAGGACGAACCGCAGTTCTTTGGAGCAATCCGCGTAGCAAACAAGACAACGCGCCGGATGCCGCTTTACAGCGTACCGGGGCTGTACAAACTGTAAGAAAGGAGGAAGCCGGGAGAAATCCCGGCTATTTTAAAAAATGGCATTTGGGATAGATGACTTCCTGATGTTAGCCGGAGGCATTGGAACGGTAGCAAACACAATAGGAAACGTGGCAAATGCTGCAGGAAACGTCGGTAGATTATTCGGTGGATGGGGTCAAACGGGCCAAAGCCAGAGCACTGGCGGAAGCACACAGCAAGGCGGCGGAAGCAGTCAAAGCATGAGTAAGTCCGGAACAAATGACGAACAGGTAATGCAATATCTGAAAGGGGCATACCAATACCAGAATGCAGAGGGACAAAGGCAAAGTCAATTCAATCAAAGGGCAATGCTAGAACAGATGGGTTACAATACGTTGGGAGCGATCGCGCAAGGCATATACAATCACATCGAGAACAGCGCGGCAATGAACTTTAACTCGACAGAAGCAATGAAAAATCGAGAATGGCAAGAACACATGTCAAACACGGCCTATCAGAGGGCAGTTGAAGACATGAAAAAAGCTGGACTTAATCCTATCTTAGCATTCCAAAACGGTGGCGCAAGCACACCGGGAGGAAGCGCAGGAACGATATCAGGTGCAAGCATGGGAGCACCATCAGCAAGTGCACTAGGAGTAAGTAGAGCATCTGGCTTTGTGCCAAACTCGTATAGCAGTGAAAGTTGGTCACAAAGTGATTGGTACAACGCGGCGCAAAGCTGGAATCAGATGTTGAGTTCAACAGGAATGTCACCATATGGCCTAATGGAAGCATTCGAAGGAATCAACAAAGGTGTGAATAATGTGATGAACAAAAACGTGCCGAGCGACACAAAGAACCCGGGTGGAAAGCTGCAAAATCCTGCACAAGGAAGGAAAGACGGGGGACGACGCAACGGAGC